CCACCGCCAGAACCTGTATTGTCACTTGCTGGAGTCCAGTTTGTTCCATTGTATTTTAGAACCTGTCCACTGGTAACCCCCGAAGTGCTAACGTCAGACAGTCCGTCTAGTGTGGAAGAACCGCCACCTGAAGCCTCCGCCCAAGTTAAACCACCTGTATTGCCTGACTGTGCTGTTAGGACATATCCGTTTGTAGGCGCATTGCTTACTTTTAAATTTGCTTCGTCTACGACATTATCAGCTATTACTGTTACACCATCACCTGTTGATGTGACCTCGCCTGAGTGGTTAGGGTGAGTGTAGTTGTTAGCTGATGTAGCTATGCCATCTAGTTTTGTATGGTCAGCATCCGTAAATACGTTACTGTCCGTAGCACTTTCAACGAGTGTTCTTATTTCTGATGCAGTCTGATCTGCGGTAGCGTTTGCTTCTATTGCGTCTAGCTTAGTCCCATCTGCTGCTACGTCACGCCCATCCACATCACCTGACACAGTTATATCACCAATGACACTTATGCCATCACTAACTGTACCCATTACGGCAGAACCATCGTAGTAAAGGAAAACACTACCATCAGTGTCGCAGTAAATGTAGTATTCGTGGTTAAAAACACCAGAAGACTCTTTAGCAATTATTAAGTCTTGTCCTAATAGTTTTAAATGCCCTTCGCCAACATCATGTATAACACTGTGACTTCCATCATGGTATATCTCTAAGTCATTACCTGTACCAAACTTAGCTTTAATATTATCTCCATGCAGAACATCGCCTGTCATAGTTCCGCCAGATAGGGGTAAATTGGAAACAGACTGAGATGCAGGATAGGTCATAAATACATCTTTAGAGCCAGATGTAAAACTTACTGCTGCGTTACTGTTAGAGCTGGATAGTACAGTTGTCCGCGTTAATGTATTTCCAGTGTTCCAAGTGCCTAAACCAACTTCCCATTCATCAGCCGTGCTGTGTACTATCGCATAATGCGTTGTATCTGCATTAGACATATGATCGCCAAACGCTTCAAAAGATGTGGATGTACCGCCTAGCGATATTGCAGATGTGCCTGTCGTGGTTGTTGTTTCACGTACACGATCTTTAATTACAAATGCCATTATCTAACCTTATGATAAAGTAACGTCCAAATCTCCGGCGGGGATACGCAATACATCTCCAGTAGAAATAGTTTTTGCCACCGATAGAGCTGCATACGCTATTAAGTTACCGCCAGATGATGCATCAAAAATACCAACGTGGCTAACTGTGCCATAATTTCCCGTTGCAGTTGGATATTCAATTGCTCCAGAGTTACTTGCAGTATCCCCGGAGATTGTAAATGTCGCGGCTTTTCTCACGTATCCGCCGCCACTAACTTCAGTGCCGCCACCTGTATCATTTGGTGTTGCCGTGTATAATCCCACAAACCAAGCTGTCGGGCGTGTTGCTGAACTCGCAGTAAACACCCAAGTTAATACTCGTGTTTCAAATGTATCTGTAAAACTCATTTTAATATGCCCTTATTTTCATGCGACGGCCTGAACCGCCAAATTTAGCTTTTTCGCTTTCAGCGTTAATTGCGTCAATTGAGCTTTGGTATAACGCTGCCCACACTTGTATTCTAGCGTCATCCTTTAAATATGGCGCGGAATGTATGAGCGAACCATATAAATATGCGCTAGAATAATAATCTAACACCCAATTTGATGTGTTACTATCACTTAGCGCGGGTATTCGGCTGTAATAATACAATTCTGAAGTATATGTACCATCTGGCACTGGGTAAACTTCAATTTCGCCTGCTGTAAGCGCGTAATATGCTGGCTGACCGCTTGTGTTTAAATTTCTAAACTTGCGATCAAGCATTTCTGCTTGCGAAATTAACTCAAGTGGGCGCGTATCTCCGCTTGTTGTGTAAAATCGTATTATTTCTAGCATATCTGCGGGAATTGCGCTGTATTGCGTGTCAATCTCGGCTGTGCTTCGCTTCTCTTGCCGCCAATGACGCAATTGAAGGTTTAGATCATCTTCAGCGTTTGATATAAACGTAGACGAAATTGCTGCTACGTCATCTCGGTTAAGAAAATCTGCAATAGTTGTCTTTAATTCTGCATATGTTGTAATTGGCATTAGTCAGCTCTCAGTTTATTTCTGTATAACATATTTATGTATGTTGTACTAGGTATTGCGTTTTGTAATATAAAAAGTTAAGATAATAATCCGTAGGAGGGATAATTATGACAGACGCATATTTAGAAAAAATTCGTGAAGATATTGTTTTAAGGGCAATGTTTTTTGACCAAAAAGACCCAGTTGCTATTGAGCAATTTGATAGATTTGTTTGTTTACTATTAAAAGTAGACGCAGACGAAGTACCACCACTATTCATCGAAGAAGCCCTTGCGCATTCATAATATTTTGTAAAATTTCTTCAGTTAAAAGTTGGCCTGACATTTTAGTTTTTAATGCATGCGTTTTGTGCGCATTGTTTAATGGCTTTCCTGCTTTTGTTGTTTTTCCAGACATAGAGTCCCAAAGATCCTTAAATACTTCACCTTGATAAACTGGAGTTTCCACGCCTCCTAAATATTCACCTTTTATTTGTGTATCATATGTACTGTGGGGAACTTGAGCTAGTCCTTGAATATTAGAACCTTTTTTAAAGTCTTTAGCATTATTATATAATAAACCACTTTTTGGGTTAATTTTACCAACAGAAAGCCCAGCCATTCCACTTCCCATATTTACCTGATTAGGATCTGTTACCGATTTTCTTATCATAGCAGGACTTGGAAAGCCTGCATCTTGCATTGCCCTATTGTCCATACCTCTAATAAATGCTTTTCTAATGTCTGGTTTTACCATTTTTAAATAAGGTCTTAAATCTGGACTTTCTAAACCTACCCAATTGGGGTCATACGCTTTCATATATTGGTCATATTGAATTACGTCAGATTTTTTAATTGGCGCAAACTTTACCATTTCTGCCATAACTTCAGACGTAAAATCAGCAAAATCAACTGCATCTGGAGACATTCCTAATGAAATACCAACTATATCCGCTCCATTATTAGCTTCTTGTAATTTAGCAGCATTATTATCAATTCTTGATATAATTCCTTTTTTAGATGCCCAAATAGCATCATCTAGTTGATTTGCTCCAGACCTCATAAAGTCTATACCGCCGCCAACATCTACAGGATTTTCAAATGTGTTTCCTAGTAGGCCTTTAACAGTGCCAACGCTTGACCTATCACCCATGAGAGGTACAGCCACTTTCCCTTCTAAGCTTTCTAAGTCTAATTTTTTCTTTGGTGAAAGATTGGGGTCTGGAGTAAAATCTACATCAACGTCTGAAAGAGGTATATCCATTTTTGTTTTTTGAAACCCGTATGGGTCTAGTTCTTCTTTAGTTGGCGGCTTTAACCTAATATTACCACCAGACATGCCCAGCGCGTTAGGATCAACTTCAATGCGGTTAACTACGTCAAGTAATCCACGTCCACCTTTTTTAAGCGCATCACCAACGCCCGGTATAATGCCAACTAAAGCTAAAGCGCCTAATCCTGCTGCATATTTATAATTAGGATTATCTTTTTGCAGCTCATCATATATTTCTTTAGCCGCCATAGCATCACCAATAATAGGCGTGGCTTCAGCTACAAACTTTGCGGCGTCCATTGGGGTAAAGCTCATTGGCGTTACCTTTAAGCTGTCTACATAGTCAGCCCATTGAGCGTTTGTCCCACCTTGGTATGTATTTTGATCTAACAAGCCCATTATAAATCTAAATTCTGCTGCTTCATTAAGTCAAATACTTTGCGCATCATTTCCAAGTTACCTTTGTATACCCCAAACGCTGGGTCATCTTTAAACTCTTCTACAAAATTAAAGAACTCTTGCTCGTCAGTTGTGTCAGGCAAAACTGTTTCTTTTATAGGGCCAAGTGGCTTTACGCCGTATAATAAACTGTAATAGTCACTGTCTGGCACTTGCACGTCTTTATTTAGCAAACCAAACTTACGCGCTGTTTTATCGGGCGCTTCAGTCATTTTTGATAGCAAACCCTGCTTAACGGGGTCATTGCCCGCAAAATTAGCTTGGCCTAGCGTGCCGTAATACGTTTTATCGCCAATATTCTCAACAGGTTTGCCGCCAGAAGTCATA